GGATCGACTGCTCCAACTGCTCGGCGCTCAGGCCGCTCTGCGCGAGAACTTGGGCCGCAGCCTCGGCCTCAACGTAAACCGTGTCGGCGGTCGTACCCTTGGCCTGCCGGGCGAGGAAACCCTCGTATGCGTCGAGGTTGCGCTTGGGGAGCTTTCCGTCCCTCTTGGCTGCGTCGAGGCCGTCGAAAAACTCCTCTTGCGCAGAAACCGCCTCGGCACGTCGAACATCGACCATTAACGACAGGCCGGGGCCAGCAGCGCCAATCAATGCGCTGCCTTGCACTCCAGCGGCAAAGTCGCTGGCAATATTCTTCGCCATCTGACTCCACGTGAAATCGGTAGGCACGCCGTCGATGGCCTTGCCGAGTTCAGAGAACGCATCAGCGACAAGACGCTGACTGCCTTCCTCCGCACCGCCGACAGCCATCTGCTTCAGGGTCTGCTTGCCGAATTCAGCCGCCGCGCTGCGAATTGTCGGTTTAGCCAACTGCTGGGTCAGTTCCTGCCGCAGGAAACGTGTGATTGGCTTGAACGAACCTGCGAACAACCTGTCGCCGACCAACTCAATCATGCCGATGACAGTCCCGCCGGCAACGGATGCATAGTACGCCGTCTCTGGTTCCACCCCCTGTGCAACCATGTCGTCAAACAGAAATCCGCCTTCCACTTGGGCGCTTGTGCCAACGATCCCCGCTTGCAGACCAGCGACGAACCCGGCGGCGGCGCCTGGCGGACCACCGACTGCACCACCAACGCCTGCACCCATCAATGCCACTGTGCCGACGGGACGGGCCATAGCGAGTGCTTGCGCCGTCACCATTGCCGCACTACCAAAGAACCCGGATGGTTCCTTATTCGCTAATTGCTTCTCTAAGAAGGCAATGCGATCATTCAGCACCGTCTCGTTCTCTGGCGTTCCACCAAAGGCGACGTATCCCTTGCGCCGTGATTTCAAAGCTCCAAGTTCAGCGCCGAGTTCACCAATGGCGTAACCGTCTTCAAGCACCTTGGCGATGCGCAACGCTTGGCCGGGTCGGCGGTCGAACAGTTCTGGACCGATGAAATTGACCGCCTTGTCGAACAGGCTTGAAGTCTTCTCCAACGAGTCCAGATCGTCGTGCGCCTGCGCTGCGAATACTGGGTCGAGCAGCGACTGCGCAAGGCGCGGGTTGTTCTGCAACATCCCACTGCGCTGCACGCTGGCGATCATCGAACGCCGACGCAGTTCGTCCATGTTACGCAATGCCAAGTCCTGCCCGATGCCGAGCGGCGTGCCCAACTTCGTGGCCTCTGCCGCCTGGTCAGGGTTGATGCCTGCTACGGCTGACAACGATCCCACCGCCGGTGGCTGCGACACGGTACGCACCGCAGGAGCCAAATCCATAAATGGATTGTCGGTCGGCATGGTCGGAGCCGCAGGCGGCTTCGACATACCGGAGGCAATGTCCATGAACGGGTTGACTTCCGTCGGCGTTTCTTCGTTCTGCATTATGGGTTAGCCTTCTGCCGGCGCTGGTACTCAAGGTACATGGTTGCCATATTGGCCTGATTGACAGCCAGACCGTTGGACTTGAGAGCCGCACGAATCTGTGTTTGCTGCTCGATTGGAATCTCGGCCACGATGTCAGCGTATGCCTCAGATGCCTGTTCTGGTGTCATGGCTGCGATGACATTGCTTTCGCCATACTCATCGAATGCCCTGTCCAGCAGCAACGTGTCAATGACGTGCTGTTTCTCATCACGGTTGAGCGACCTGCCGAGGCGGGTCTGCTCGTACGAGATAGCCTGCTTGACGTTGTCGCGGAACAGCAGGCTTGCACGCAGCTGATCCTTGTCCCTTGAGTTTGGGAACGCCAGAGTGTCCAGCCCATTGCGCACCAGCGTTGATTCCAACTGGTCAGCATCGACCGAAGCCTGCGCCATTTTGCTCGGGTCCGCCGTGTCCTTCAACAACTTGACGTACGTGCCTGGCGTCAGTCGATTGCGGTTCTTGTCCAAGTAATCGACACTCAACACGCTCGGGTCACGGGCGATCTCCTCCATAACGACGAGTTCGTCGGTTTCCCTCTGCCCACTCAGCAACTTGGCCTGATCGGTCGGCTTCAGCGTGCCCCACAATTCAGGTGGGATCTGTCCGACGTTGTTGCCGGGGACCGCCAGGAACTCGGTGATCGCGTCCATCCGGCCACGGTATTCCTCCTTGATGAGCGCGTCCTCCTGCGCAAACTGAGTGCGCAGGTTCGACTGCACCTGCTTGCGAACCTCGGGGTCAGGGATGCGCTCGGCCACAGTCAGCGCATCGCGCAGCGTCAGCGGTCGGCGTGCCTCGTCGCGGTCTGAGTTGTCCAACGAGTTCAGGTTGCGCGGGTCGATGGCTTCGCCGTTACGGGTAGCGGTGTATCCGATGCGATACAGGCCGTCCTCAGCAGCGTCGTTCCTGCCGACAATGCCGATCTGTTCGCCACGAATAATCTCTTGGCCTTCCTCAAACATGCCGCGCATGTCCACGTTGTTGAGCGTCAGCGTAGTCCCGCCAGCAGTTTCCAACGTGACTGTCGTACCAACGATGCTCGTTACGACTGCATTGGCCGGCGCGTTGACGGGAGCGCCCGGAGGCGCCTCAATGTTCACGCCCTTGCCATCGACGTTGATGCGACCGTTCTCGATGATCTGGTCGAAGTTCCCCGTGCCGGCGGGCGTGTCCAGCACCCCGGTCGTGCGGATGCTCGTGGTCAGCTCGTCAACCATCTGACGCTTTCGGTTGGCGTCGAGCGATGCGATCATCGCGTCGGCCTTGGCCGGATCGATGCGGTTGAGCTCCAACTGCTTGCGCACGTAGTCGAGCCCGTCCTGATACTGGCTGTCCATCATCAGTCGGTTCACGACGCCCTGCGCAGCCTGCGTGTAAACCGCGTTCTCTAGTTCGCGCATCTGGGCGCTGTCCTCGGCGTAGCCGCGCAGACGACCCACGGTGCGGATCTCGTTCAGCGCCACGCCTAGGTTGGTGTTGTATGCGCCGGTTGGGAGCCCGTCGGTCGTGACGGCATCGCGCTCCTTGTAGTCCTGAATGGCAAGGTTGACGTACTGGTTGGCTCGGGCGGTGGCCTCGTTCCCAGCGTAGACCTTGACTTGCTGGCTGCGGTGCGTCTGCACCTGCGTCTGAAAGGTCAGCATGTTGCGGGCGAGGACGTTCTGATACAGCCGCTTCTGGCTGTCGCTTAGTCGGTCCATGCTCGCCTGACCGGCCTGAATCAACTGCTCGTTGACGCTGACGTATGACGTTTCGGCGTCCTTGCCGGCGGTGTTCAGGTAGCCGTTCTGGCCACGCATGATCTCGTTGGCCTGTTGCAGGAACGCGACGTCGCTTTCCTTCGCAGCCGCCTCGTCGATCTGATCTTGTTCCTTCGCAATCGCCTCGTCGAGCTGCGCTTTTTCCTTCGCAGCCGCCTGGTCGATCTGATCCCTCATGGCATCGCCGATGCTGAACGCCGTCATGCCTGCGCGGGTCAGTTGCTGGCCGAACTGCTGGACCTGCTCGCCCGTGTAGTTGCGCATGGGCTCCACGGCGGGAGCCTGATACTGGCCGATGTCACCGCCGCCGGGCGGGTTGACTTGCGGGACGAAGGTAGTCGGGACGGTTGGCATGGGTACCTCAGAATCGTTCGGTGGCTACGCCTTGCAGCAGTTCGTCAATGCGCTTGTTACGGGCCCAGTTGGCGCCGATATCGACCGCGCTGCCGAGCAGGCTGGTAGCCGCCCCGAAGCCCGGCATGATCGTGCCGGCTGCGCTCGACAGGTTCCGGCTCGACAGTTCAGCCATCGTGGCCTGCGTGCCGAGGTTGAACGCCTGCAACCGGGCGGCCTCCTGCGCCCGTACGGTCGAGGCGTTGATGGCGAGGCGGTCGATCTCCTTGACCAGGTCCATGCTGGCGACGACTTCCTTGGCCGTCCCCTGCCCGAGCGCGATGCCTCGAGCAGCCATCCCGGTGCGGGCGCCTGCACGGGCCTGACCTGCCCGCATGGTGTACTGGCCGGCTGCGGCCTGACCCTGCTGACCAACCTGCGCGGCGGTGAACTCGGCTGCACGGCGGTTGATGCGCGTCATCTGCGCGGCGAACGCCGCGTTCTGCGCCTGCATCTTGAGCTGGTTCTGCTGCGACTTCAGCGAGTAGTACGACCCGATGGCACCCGTGACGGCTCCGAAGATCGAGGCAATGTTGCCGCCGATCTCCAAGCCCTCGGCAACGCCTGACCAGTTGATCGAACTTGATTGCGGTGGCGCCATTTGCGCACCAAAGGTGCTGTACCCGGCAATGAATTGAGTCTGTGGGAATGCCGTCATCGTCAGTCTCCTAGCACGACCTCAAGGGTCAAGCCCACGACCGTCAGTGGAAGGGGGTCGGCTTGCCGGATGTAGACCTGGCCGCCGGCCCGCCAGGCTGGCTTCAGGTCAACGTCGATTTCGTCGGACTTCAGGCTCGGCGGGGTGCCGTATGGCTCAGTCGTGCGCTGCTTGGCCTCCACAAGCCGGTCAGCCGTCGGGCCCACGAAAATGCCGCTCGACTTGAACACCCGCAAATATGCCTTGTTGACGTTCTTATAACGCCCCTGCCCGTAACCGTCGATGCTCATCACCGCCGGCAGGGTTTGTAGATCGCTCTCGTAGGGCAGGCCGACGTGGATCAGGACTGCGGCCCGGTCTAGCGTCACGGAGCCGCTGGAGACGGTTTCCTGCGGCTGTACAGCCCCGTCTGCGAGGATGCTGACCGTAGCCCCCTCCAGATGCCCCAAGCCGCTCACGCTGTCTCTAGCGAACGCCCAAACGGTCGTAGCGGTGTTGCGCAGGGCGACGGGCAGCGTCACGTCTACCCGTGCCGTCGCCACCGTCGTGCTGCTCGTACCGATGATCCGCAGGCGGTACTTGTTGCCCGCCGAATCGGTCAGGACGATGGCGTCATTGACGTCGGTCGTTGCCGGGAACGCAAAGGTCGGGGTGCTGGACGTGATCGTCAGCACGTCGGACGGACCCCAAGTCGTGCCGCCAGAGACAGTTACAGTCGTTGCCGTGGTGTTCGTGCCGTCGTACGTCAGGCCCGCGTCCACAAAGAAGCACGCCTCAAGCGTCGTAATCTGCCGGCTGGCCATCCGCTCGATGTAGCGCACCGAGTTGCCGTTGATCGTGCGCTTGACGACCACGTACACGCGGTCCTCGTTGCCCTCGGCCACGGCGGTGCATGATTCGTACAGGCCCAGCGTGTCGTGCTGAGCCCAAGCGCCGATCTGCTGCTCGGGCATGTAGGTCAGGCTCAACAGGTTGCCGTTGCTGCTGACGAACCACAGGATCGGCTGCGGGCTCTTGCTGTAGCACATGTCCACCAGCGTCAGGTCGTCGAACAGGTGGGCTGCCCGGATGGACAGGTCGCCCGTCACGAAGCCGCTAGCCTGCCACGAGTAGCCGAGTTCGCGCACGTGACCGCCTCGGGCAGCGCAGTACACGACCGTGTTGTTCACGATCTCGGGCTGGACGTCGTTGGCGCCGATGTACGACTGGGGTCGCACGCTGATGGTGGTCGGCGTCAGAGCGTCGGAGTTGATCGGGCTGACCCGCCACTCGGCACTGCTGGTCAACAGCAGCAACTGGGTCAGCGGGACAATGTGGTTGATCGTGTTGACCTCGCGGGCAGCCACGCGCAGGTTGATGCGGTCGCTGTCCTTGACCGGCAGCGAGTAGGACAGGTCACTCTCTGTGCCCGATCGCGTCATCCAAATCGTCTGCGGCGCGTTGTTCGTGCCAGCGAAGATGCGCCGCTGCTCGAAGTACGACACCGAGCGCGGGTAGTTGTTCGCGCTGTTGAACGGCGTTTCGACGATGGGCGGCGTGATGCCCATGTCCGGCCCGATGTTGTCATCGTCAAACGACGTGGCAGCCGTCTGTCCGATGTAGCCGAACAGGCCGCTCTGACGCTTGTACACGTTGTACCGGAGCGCCCCCGCGACTGCGCTCCAGCTGATCGTGTTCTTGGCGCCGATGGCGTTCAGATTGTTGATGACGTTGCCGGTCGGGCTGGCCGCGCTCTCGTCCACCGCGTTCTGCGCAATGGCCGTCACGACGTAGTAGTTGTCGAAGTCGAGGCTCTTGTCACCGAACTGCACGAACCCGCCGCTACTCCATGCGGTGTAAGCCGTCGTGTTGACCGGGACGCCAGTGTCGTACGCCTTGACCGAGAACGTGTTCGTGGCTGGCGTCGTGTTGACGAGGTAGAACCCGCTCAACTGCGTCATCGTGCCGCCGTCGATGTACACGCTGTCGCCGATGGCGAACCCGTGATTGCCGACCGTGGTCACGACGCCTGGGTTGGCCTGTGTAATGCCCGTGATGTTCAGCGCATCACCTCGGCTGGCCGTGACCGTCGGGGCGCCAGGCACTGCGACCGGAGCAACGAACGTGATCGCCGTCAGTGTCCAGGTCGTCGCGCCGAGTCGGCGCAGTTCACGAGGAGCGTGATTAGGGTGCACGAGCGTCAGGACGTCGCCAGACTGCACGTAGTGGATCGAGAACAGGTCGGACTCTTGGTAGGGCGACGGGATCTCGTAGGCGCTCGACGGCAGCGGATACCAGTACGTGGCGTTGGGCGGCGCGTTGCCGGTCGTGGCCGCGATGCAGTAGTAGTTCACCCCACCCGAGGACACCAAGTCACCCACCACGTACGCGGTCGCACTGTTGTAGGCCGCCGGCGATCCAGCCTGCAACGTGCTGCCCTGCGTGTGGAATCGGATATAGCCCTGCCCAAATTCCAGCACCATCGTCTGCGTCGTGCTGTACGTGAACGGCAGCAGTCGCGTGCGCTTGGTGCTGTCCTTGACCGTTGCAACGTAGAACGTGCCAGGTCGGTTCTCTGCCGGCCCCTGCGGGGTCGGGATGAAGTTCCGCATCTTGGCGGCACCAGTCTGGAACTTGATGTCATCGATGCGCCCGAACATCTCCGGCGACAGCTCGCCGCCTGCGAACGACCTGTTGTAGATGCGGGTGCTTGGCATTGGTCAGCGTCCTGCAATCCAGCCCGTGATGTGTTCCGGCTTGATGTTGCGCTGGTTGGCGTCCGACATGCGGGCTTGCTGCAAGTACGCCATCATCATCTGCGCCTGCCGCTTACCCTCAGCCGCGCCCTGATCGCCTTTGATGACAGGGCCGGCAAGCATGGCGGCGAGGTGGTGCGACAGCGCCATGACGAACAGCGGGTCGAACTTGGTCGGGTCCGTGATGAGCGCCTGGTATCGCAGCAGCGCGTTCTCTTGGTCGGTGTACAGCACCTTGTTGCCGAGCGTGTCGGTCTCGATGCTGTAGGGCTGCGGCACGTAGCGCCCGGCAGCGACTAGCGGTGCGTAGTTGTGCAGGAAGTCCGGGGTGTCGCTGGGAACGAACTTGGCCGCGTAGTCGTTCTCGGCGTCGTGCGGCAGCACGCTGACGGCGACCATCATGTCGCCCGGGCAAGCGTACGAATACTTCCACATGGTGTACGGCATCGTCACCTGCGCGAGCAGTGCGCGACGAGACGCGAAGTTCCATGCGTGCATCTGAAGGAGGCTGTCGCGGGCGATGGGGTAGAACCGAGCGCAGTGCTCGGCCTGCGCCGACCCTTCAGGCGGGTCGATGCTGGCGATGGAGGCATCATCACCGAGGTGCGCGAGTGCCAGATTGCAGATCTCAACCACGCTTGCCATTCGATCCTCCTAGGAAAAGAGGGGCGCCGGGTGTTTAGGCCGACGCCCCTCCAGAGTCACATGCGTCGTATCAGTCCGCCGTGACGGTGGTCTTGGCTGGCCGGCCTCGCTTTGGTCGCACCACAGGCACGACTTCAGGCTGCTCCGGTTCGCGGGGAGCGTCGATGGGCTCGACGTTCCCGTTGGCAGGACCGTTGTACTCGAAGACTTCGCCCTCCTTGCGGAGGCCGTTGTCGATGAAACACGTCACGAGTGCGCGGACTTTCATGTCAGGTCACCGAGAAGCCGCTGGCGTAGAACTTGCGACCGTCCTGGATGTCCTTCACGATCTGGGCGAGGATGCTGCCCTGAGTCGGGTTGGTACCAGTGACGTCGTAGCGAGCAGCCATGTAGCGTTCGCCGAGGCTTGCGACCTGCGGCGGGATACGCACAACGTACTGCTTGCCCGCCGTCAGATTGGCGAGGAGGACGGCGCCGGTCGAGGCGATTGCGGTGGGCGACGACATCGAATCGTTGTCGTCGGTCACAATCTCCATCGTCAGGCTGGTCAGGGTGTTGAACGCTTGAACGACGGTGAAGACCATGTACAGGTCTTCGCCTTCGCCGATGTCACGGGCAGTGCCGAGGTCGATCACATTGGTGCTGACAGCGTCAGCGGTGATCGCCTGGCCGGTGATGGCAGAGCCGGGATTGTTGGTCCCGGACACGGTGAGAAGAACGTCGGTAATCATTGTGTTGGTTCCTTTCTGTCGGTCCTATCAGGACACGACGGCTTCGGTGTTGACGATGGCATCCACGCGGCGCAGGGGCACGCCCTGGAACGAGAGCCAGCTGTAGGGCTGACCGAACTGCGACAGACCTTCGTTGACCTTGAGCACGTACTGGCTCTTGTCGAGCGCAGCGATGGCAAGGCCGCTGTGGACGGTGCGGTTCATGTAGAACGCGGCCCGACCCATGCCCATGTTGGGGATGCGGTACAAGGCGCGGCTCATCAGCTTGATGATCGCGGTCGCAGCCGTAGGAGCCTGCGTAGTGGTCTGCGCAATCAGGTCATCGGTGTCGATGTTGCAGATGCGGACGACGTAGCGCCAGTCCTTGACCACCAGACCGTTCTTCCACTGGTAGCGGGTGGCATACGCCTGAAGACGGGTGCCATCGCTGTTGTAGACGGTCTGCTCGCCGAGATCTTCGTGGATCAGGCCGGCGCTGCTGCCCTTGGGGAAGGGGCAGTACACGGTCTGGTCACCCCACACGACGAGGTAAATCGACGTGTTGCTGGTGGCATCGCTGCCGCCAGCAGAGATGATGTTCTGCGAGTTGTTCGGGCTGCCGGCGCCGATGTCCGAGTAACGCGGCGCGAGGCCGAGGAACTGCTTCGGATCGGTGGCGGGGTTGCCGTAGAACAGGGTGGTGGCCTGCGTCTGGTTCATCGCCTCAAGGAAGGCGACGTCTTCGGACAGGCGGAACTGAGCGGTGTTGCCGTTCAGCATCGCCAGATCCTTGTCCACCTCGCTGCGGGCTTCCAGAATGCCGCAAGCCTCATCGACCTGAGCGGTCGTGCTCTTGCTGTTCGGGATGCCCTGGTTGAGTGCGCGCCAGTACACCGAGGGGAGCCCGGTGCGGATGACGACGCGCTCGCCCGTGGGCAAATTGCCTTCCTTAAAGACGCAGTCCTCGAGGATTTCGTTCGACTGCGAGAGGAGTTCCGCGATGACCGGGACGCGGCCATCCGGATCGGTGCGCTTGGCCCAGTCGGCCAGCGTCAGATTCGACGTAGAGAGAGTTGCCATGTTGCGATTCCTTTGTAGGGGTTAGTTACGAGTACAGAACATCGGCCAGATCGGAGAACGACTTGGGGCCGGCCTTGGCCTGCCCGGTCGAGCCCGTCACGACACGATCCTCACTGATTGCCTTGCCTGCGCGGAAGAACAACCGGACGATCTCCGGATGATTCCCCAGCCCAGACTCGTTGAGCAGTGTGCGGAGTTCAGCGGTGCCGAACGCATCCAGCGCCTTCTTGGCAACGGACAGATTCTCGGCAAGCGCGGGGCCGCCGAATTCCTTGTCCTGCTTGGATGCCTCCATCCAAGCGCCCTGAACGGCCTGAATCTGAGCCATTTGACGTTCGGCCATCTTCGGGCCCATGACGTCAAGCAGCTTCTGCGCAGCGTCCTGACTCAGCTTGAGTTCCCGTGCGACCTCCGAGTACGCGGTGATGGTGTCACCGTCAAACTCCTGACCTTCAGGAGCCTTGAATTCGTACTTCTCAGGCGTGGTCGGCTTGGCGTCGGCGGGTGCCTCGGCGGCCTTCTCTGCCTGTCCGGTCACAGGGGCGTCCTGCGCCTTAGCCGTATCGGCGGGCGCAGTCTGAGGTGCAGACGCCTTCTGCTCGCCATACAACTTCTCCGCCGTCGCGGAGGTGTTGCTGGCATTCGATGATGTGGGCGCCTCACTGGTTGGGGTCGCCAGCATCGTCGTTGGTTCGTTCATTCGTGTGTTCCTTCAACATGACCGGATAAAGTTCCGGGCATACGGCATGGATAATACCAAGTAACTGTAGGCCGTAGTTACGGTTACCTTCAGAGAAGGCCATTGTCATGCTGTTGGTGGCGAACGATGACCGGAACACTCCGGCCCTGTCCAGCAACCGCCACACCATGCGCCGGCCACGCTTGTTGTTCATCAGCCACTTGACGTCGGCGGCCTCGTTCTCGCGCTCGAGGCGTTCACGCTGGTCGCGCTCGGCCTTGTTGCGCTCTTGTCCACGGATATCGAGGGGGTCGTAATTGCTCACGGCTGGACTGTATCCCTGTGGCTAATGCTTACGGGTACTGTTAGGCGCCGTTGATCTTGAGGCTCCAAACATTGAGCGTCAGGAACTCGCCGGCGTTGGCGAGGCTGCCGACGATGGTAAAATTCTGCGCCGCGCCGATGCCGCCGGACGGCGTCATCGTGACGTTCGCGCCAGTGGCAGCACCGTGTCCTGGCGCGGCCAGCGCGTTAGAGATGATGTCCGTCGAGCTGAGGACGCACGCTTTCTTCTCGACGCACAGGCTCTGGAAGCTCGATGCGACCGTCTGCGAGTACCACGCCGCCGATCCGAGGTTGGCCTTGACCGTCTTGTTGTTTGAGCTGCCAGTGCAGCTGAACAGCATGTCAAGCTCAAGCGACATCCCGACGTTCATCGTCCCGGACGGGATGGTCTGCGTCGCAAGCGTGATGTCCGAGTTCACGAGCGACACGGTCGGCGTGCCTAGGCCGGAGACGTGCGCAAGCTCGATGGTGAGCTTGTCCGTGGTGGCCCGATCTAGGATCTTGTAGAACCCCGTGACCCCGGTTCCGCCAGCCCAGGTCACGTAGACGAAATGGCCAACCGAGCCAGCGGCGATGCCGTGGACGCCGGCGCTCACAAGCCGCACGTTAGCACCATCGGCCTCGTATGTCAGGCTGGTGAACGTCGATGCCGCCGCGGCGATTGACAGGCCTGGCGCGCTTTTGTACGCGGCTGGCTGGAACGCGTTCGTGCTGAAATACATCTCGCCGCCGTCTGCGTCCTTGATGCCGATGATGTCGTTGGTCGTGCTGTCGTACAGGAAATTGTTGCCTTGCTTCAGGTATGGCATGGTGGTCCTTTCAAACTTCCA